GGATTACGTTGAACTGTTTTATTAATTTCTGAGATATGATAACGAGCCATTGTATCACTATAAGAAAGATATAAAATAGAAGTATCTCGTACTGCTTTTAATAATCGCCATACACTAAAGCCATGTCCAAGTAAAGTACTTTTAAAATGGAACCGAGGAAGAATTGCAACATAGTTTTTATTATCTTCTAAAGCTTGTTCTATATCATCTGCTATTACCCCAACATGCCATGAATCAAATAATTCAGGACGATCAAAACTTAGTGCCCAAACCTTAGTAATAAATTCATGAAAGCTACCTATCTTGGCTCTTTGATTAACTGTTAAGCCTTCTGATAATTTAGCTAATGCATCTGCGACTGTTACGACTTCGCCATTCTTTGAGGTGGTCATTACTTATTGGAATCCGCCTGTTGAATGATTCCTTGAAATCTAGAAGCAATTCTACTAATAAGTTCAGGGTCTTGAATCTCTTCGACCAATACATTTAAAATATCTTGAACAAATTGAATATTAATCAAGCCTTTCATGGTTTCTCGTTCACCTTGAATACTCATATCAATTGTTCGTGATGCAACACCAGCATCATGAAATTCTAATCCTTCTAAATCATCTGAAGCTTTATGTCTCATCTTTTCATACAGATCAAGATGTTCAGTATTCAACCTAGCAAAGCGTTGACTCTCCGATTCCATTACTGCATTAGTTCCAACAGTTTGAAGTTCTAATCTTTTATCATCCCATTTAAATCTTTTTGACCATGCATAAATTGTAGAGATAGTAATGTTAACTCCAAATTTCTCTGACAATTTTTCTGTTATTTGTTTTGCCGAATGTTCACCTGAAACATATAAACTCATTGCTTCTAAGCGAACTTCGGGGGATATAATTCTAGGCATTAGTGTGTATATCCTACGGAACCATGTTCTGTACTTTGAGATTCAATACTACCCCCATAAGGAGTGCCATCTGATTGTAATAATCTACTCCAATCCATATATCCTGTTTTACTTGTTCCTGCAACAAAACAAGCTGGAACATTAAATTTTGCTCCACTTGGCGAGATAATGGCTTTAAAATCTACCCCAATCTCATCTCGTGTACATACACCCTTCCAAATATGTTCTTGTTCATTTATAGGTTTAAAATTTGTTTTCTTTCTAATTGTACCCGTTGTCCTTTGTGTATTTTCAAATTGCTTATTATTATGACATTCATAATATTTACACCATACTACAGTTCCTCGTGCTTTACGGAACTCTTCCAATGATTTATTATCTGGAAGTTTATCCTCGTAAGTAGCTTGTTTCGGTACTGCTTTTCCGGTATTCATATAATAAGCTTTTGGTTTATCTACTTTAGCCATTTGACTCTCCTTGTCTTTTCGCCCATAATGCAATGCAAGCCGCATCAGCATAATCTTGTTCGGGGAATACATCTCCCCACTTGTCTATTGCAAATTTTTTAATGTCTGGTTTTTTCACATTACCCTTACCTAAAATTTGTTTTTTCCAACTTCTATTATCGACAGGATAACATAAAATATTTTTTGTATGCAACAAATATTTAGCAACACTTACTACCCCAGAAATCTCCATAGTAGTTCGAGCATTTTGAATATAAATTGCAGCCTCAATTGCAGAACATTGTATGTTATTATACTCTAATTCTTGGTTCAAGTAAACAGAAAACTTATCAAATATTTGAAAAAGTCTATTATCAAATGAATCTTTAGGAGTTGAATCAAATTTCAGCTTATGAATTATTGCTTCATCTTCTGTTACAATAACTCCATGCACAGCTTTGGAAGAACAATCTAAACCTAGATAATTCATCGTTGTCTATCTCCCATAGTTCTTAGTCCTACAACTCTTGAGACTGCCGCATAAGCTTTATCATATGCTTTTAATGTACCACGAGTTTCTATAACAGCAGCTTCAGTTTCGATAACATCTTTCCGAAGTTCCCATAATTGTGGATATGATTCTAAAACTTCACCCTTTAATTCTTCTCGTGTAGGTTTTTTCTTACCTTCTTCTTCCCTAGCTTTCGCAATTCTATTCATAGCTTTAGCTGTTCCATCATCATAAGCCGCCTGTAATGCAGATAAGGTACTTTCCAATTTTGCAACATAAGCTTCAAAATAACTTGTGTACCCACCAAACATAGCAAGATAACTTTCTAGACGTTCATTAGATGACGATGCGAAATCTTCTAATGGAATCTTAGGTAATTTTTCTAAGTCATAATCAAAAGACGAAACTTGTAAATCAGAATCTAGTTTCCGTCTAACTTTACCTAATGCTTTCATAGGTGTCCATTTTCCTGATTGATCACCTTCTTTATAATTAACCATTCGTAACTCCTTTACATTTACACCATGTATCTCCTGTACATATATCAGGAATTTGTGTCATTTCCATAATTGTAACACAACGTTCTAATAATTTCTCCCACATTTTAGTATCTCTATCTACTTTAAAAGCTTTTAAATTCTGGTCATTTTTGTTTTCATATAAAACAATTCCATAATCGTTACCTAATAAATTTAAATAAATCTGTAATTGAACTAAATGATCATGTTTGGGAGCATGTTTCAATTCTTTAAATCCTTTTTCATTAATAGATTTTAATTCTAATACCGCTTCTCCTTTACTTGGATGCAGAATAAGAAAATCTAATCGTCCACTGATAGGAGGAGCATCACATGAAATAGGTTGTTCTCGTGCTTTTAATATATTCATCTTTGTAAAATATTTAGTCATACGATCTTCTAAGGCAGACCCCACATCAAATATTCTTTTTACTCTAGGGTCTAAGTCTTCCCATGGCAATAACCCATTAAATGATGCATATAAATATCTGTCACATGCACTACCTAATGCTGATGGATAAAAAACATTACCTCTATGTGGAGACATTTTACCTTTCAAATGCTCATCTAATAAACCTAAAAATTCTTTATCTTGATTCGTAGTTCGGACAGCAGATTTGCGTTTGGGTTTATATTTTTTTATTCCTGTGGCTGATCCAATTTGTTTAATTCCTGCCATAAAAAATCCTTTATTTTTCTTTTAGTTGTTTCTTTACAATGCATGATAGTATGTACATCATCATTATATATAGATAGTAAATGATCATCTCTTTTTCTATCACGACTACTTAAATGCCCGTATACACCATCAGCTTCAATCACCATACTGATTTCGGGGATATAAAAATCTACCGTATATGGTGGAAAAGATGCTTGTGTTTCATAACGTAGCCCCCATTCCGAGAGATATTCCGCAATAATATTTTCTTGTGGAGTGTAATCTCTAGGTAACACTTGCTTTTAACTCATTAAATTCTTGTTCACTTTCTGTAAATATTTCTTTTATACCATTCAATCCCATATATTTCTGGTCTTTATAAGTATACCATGGCCCTGCCTGTGTAATCAACTTCTTCCCTAAAGCTTCCCTGATATAACTTTCAAGTATATCTATACCACCTTCCACTCTAAAAGGGACTACAGCAGAGTTCCAATTCTCCCCACCAATTTTAGTTTTACGTAGACGTACTTCCATGTCAAATCCTACCTTTGCTTTTTGTTTATCCTCTATCCAACCTTTACGTCTAACTTGTAACAGAGCATGTGAAAAGAATGATTGAGCAAGTCCACCGGGCATATTATCTAATGCTACAGGGCCTATACTACTACGTACTTGGTTTATGGCTACTAAAGCACCTCCATTAGAAAGACTAGGGAGAACTTTAGGTAAGGAAGAATTTACAAATCGGGCTTGCCATGCCATTGGATTAAATGAAAAGTCTTCATCTAAGTTCTGATGAGGGACTAATCCTGCGATACTATCTAGTACTACTACATCAAACTCTGCATCTAGTAATGCTCGTATTGTATCCATTGCTTCTTCCCCATTTTCGGGTTGTCCTACAAGAATCTCAGATGTATCTACCCCACATTTTTTCATCCATTCAGAATCCCATGATAATTCAGTATCAATCCATGCTGCTTTACCCCCGTCATTTAAAACATTTACACATATCTGAGAGGCTAGATAAGACTTACCCACATTAGTAGG